TTTATAATGTCAAGTATAAAAATAGACAAATTTATTATATATTATATTATATATATTATTCAAATTTACGCTTGACAATTATAAAATAAATAGATAATATAAAGAAAAACAAAGTGAAAGGTCGTATAAAAATGACACGGGAAGAAGCGATTACCCTTTTTGAAAAACAGCTCACAGCGGCGCGAGTGGTGCTTGATAGCGGATTTGGTAGTAATCCGGGAGAGAACGACATTCTATACCGTAGGAGAAAAGAGATGGCTGAGATTGCTCTCTCCGCCCTCACCCCACCCACGCAGGAGCAGATGGAGCGGGTGTCGGGAGTGCAAGTATGGCAAAGAGAGTAAAATTTCCTTTGATTGTGATGGGAAAACTTCTCTTTGTGAATGTCCGCACATAATGTTGATACACCAGTGGGATGAGTATTGCAGTTTTGGCGAACGAAAGAGAATCAGTCACGAAGAATAATTAGAGCGATTATATTCTTCTAATTTGCTATTGCATGGATTAATAAAAAAATAATGTAAAAAAAAGGAGAAAATATGAAAAAATATGTAAAAGAAAATATATTTGATTCACGTGAAGCAATTCTTGAAGAAGCAGAAAGAATTGTTTCGCAAGATCGTAACAAAGAATATGGTGGACCTGAAAATTCTTTTTCTTTAATTGCTAAACTTTGGGAGCCTGTAATTCGTTCAAGATGTGTAGCTGATGGGACAGAAGTAAAAGTAGACGAAGTAACAGTAGCTTTACTTATGGCTTTATTAAAAATTGCTCGTGCGTCTTCTAATCAAAATCATATAGACAGTTGGATAGATTGTTGTGGATATATGGCTTGTGGTGGAGAATTGGCGATGTTGGAGGTAAAAAGTTGAATAAAACAACATGTAAAGTATGCGGGTATGTATTTGAATTAACTAAGAAGCGACATTATATTGCCCGTGAAAAAACAGAACTATTTCTTTTACCTTCTAATAAAATGGAGCCTACCTTATACGATGCCTTTGATTGCCCTAATTGTGGGTGTCAGTATATTGCTAATGAAAGAAAAAGAGTATTTTCAAAAGGAGATAAAAATGACACGGGAAGAAGCGATTGATATAGCTGTTTCCGCCCTCCGTCCTGTCAGCCGGGAGCGGGTGAAGAAGGCTGCAAAGAAGATCGTGCAGGAGGTACTGAAAAATGATTAAAGCGGAAGAATTAGCTAAGAAGATGCGAAAACAGCGTTGCCACCACTGCAAGGATGGGAGAAGCTTTGATGGACAATTTATTTTTTGCGGGAATAAAGGCCTCTTTTCCCTACATTTTTGTCCGGGATGCGGAGCGCCGCTTACTGAAAACGGGGAAGAAATTTTGGTGGGGAGATTGAATGAGGCGCTGAAAGATGGCAAGGGCGATTGATGCCAATGAACTGATGGTTGAAATCCAGGTATGTAGCTGGGATAGCGAACAGGATAAGGAGCGAGCAGAGGATCTTGTTTTGGGTATGCCCACCCTCACCCCGCCGAACGAGCCGCTGACGCTGGAGGAGCTGCGGGAGATGAAAGGCCAGCCTGTCTGGACGGTAACGACAGGACTTGATGGCTCTGGACGATGGGAACTTGTTTGCGACGTGGACTATGAAGATGTGCTCGAAATGGCAAGTTGTGTGGACGGGTTTTATGCCATCGAAATGGATACCTATGGGTCTACATGGACTGCCTACCGCCGCCCGTTGGAGCGGATGAAGAAAATAATGAGAGAGAATGGAATTATGGTTATCCCATCAGAATATCCCGGCAGCACAGAAAAGTGGAATATTCAGAAGCCACGCGATAAGAAGGAGGAATTGTAAAATGAATAAATGCAGCCTGTTTGATATGACCTTTTCAGAAATCATTGAGGATATTTTTGGGGTTTCATTTGATCGCCTGTGGGAACTGGCCTTGGCGGACAGAGAGAGGCGGTGCGTAGTGCTGCCGTGCCAACCTGGGTATAAAATTTCATACAAGAGCAGCGTAGGATTGCGGTGCAATGCGGTTATTAAGGATTACACGCCTGAAAATATCTTTATCACGGCGGAGACTGAAATACCGAATGCAGAGCCATTAAGTCATACATTCTCGATTTTGGAAATTGAGGCCGCACTACGGAGGGAAAAGGAATGAAGGAGTACATTGAAAGGGCAATGGCATTTGCCGTTTTGGTTGATTTTCCAGGAGAATTATCCCCTGAAAATATTGGTCTTGCTGTAGCACGGAAAGCGATAGATGCCCTCCCCGCCGCTGACGTTGGAAGAACTGTGGGAGATGAATGAAGAGCCTGTATGGGTACAAAATCTTGAAGAACCGGGGAAAAGCCAGTGGAGACTATTATATTGGGACAGAGGAAAACACCTTGTCCTGTAAGGCATATCAGTCCAGGGTTATTTACTGGAAGAGTACGGAGAATCTTGGCTTGCTTATCGTTGTCCGCCAGAGAAAAAAGACAAAATTAATTGGCATTATTAATAATATTCGTCAAAATTGTTAATAATAATCGTTATATTTTGGTATAATTTATAAAAATAATAATTTGACAATTAAACATAATTATGTTAATCTTATTATAAACAATAAAGTGATAATGAGGGAATACGATATGTTTAATTTTTTTATTCAAAAATTATTAAATAATAAAATACAATTAGAAATTGATAAAAAACAAGAAGAATTAAATACAATTAATTTACAACTTCAAATTTATAAAAAAGAATTAGATGAAACAATAAATTTATTAGGAACTAATAAAGGATTAATTGAATTACAAGATATAGGAATAGAATATATTCCTGAAATTACTTCTTTTGTTGAGATTAACACTAAGATAGATCAAATTAAAAAAGAAATGGCTCAACTTATATCGAGAAATGCTTTATATATAATTATAAAAGAGTATAAAGTAGATCATTCTTTAGCAAAAGGTATTTTATTTCAACATTCTTATTGTGAAAGTTTATTGTTTGGATTTAATTCTTTTTTTGATAGAAAGAAAAAAAGCGTAACTTCTCAAAATTTGTCAAGAAGTATAGATTTAATCACTAATAATTTTAACCGATGTAATAAAAAGGCTTCAATAATTGGAGTAAAAATTAACGAGGAATATTTACATTTAAGTATCAGATTATTAAAATTAGAATTAGATAAAAAAATAGCGCAAATTAACGAAAAAGAAGAAGCTAAAAAAGCAAGATTTAAATTAAGAGAACAAGAAAAATTACTTTTTGAAGCAGACAAAGAGAAAAAAAGACTTGAAAAGGAAAGAAAAGATTTAGAAAAAATTTTAAGCCAATCTATTACAAAAGAAGATCAAGAACAAATTAAAAATAAGCTCGCTGAAATTGATAAAAGACAAAATGAGATTGATTGGAGAATTAATCATAGTTCAGCTGGATGGTTGTATATAGCAACTACTAAATCTATGCCAGGTATGTATAAAATTGGTTGCACAAGAAGATTAAATCCTTTAATTAGGTTGTCTGAATTATCAAGTGCCAGCGTACCTTTTGTATTTGAATGTAATGGTTTGGTTTTTTCAGAAAATGTTTTTGATATAGAAACAAAGATACATCAAAGATTGGACTCAAAAAGAGTAAACAAAGAAAATAAACACAAAGAATTTTTTTACGGAAATCCAAACGATACAATAACCATTCTTAAAGAAGAATTTGATATTAAGGTTCATTATGCCAATGAAATTGGTATAAATATAGAAGAATAAAAAGGAGATATAATCATGAAAGAAACTTCTATTGAAAGAATCGTTGGAGAAGAAAAATGCACTTTATATACAAGCGAACGTAAATTTATTTCAAAAATTGAGCAATATAAAGAAATTTATCCTGATTTAGTTGATTTTGAAAAAAACTCTGATGGAAGTATTGTTGCACATGTACCTTTTGATTGGTTTAAATTTATTTCTCCTAAAAAGAAGAGAGTGCTAACAGAAGAAGAAAGAAAAGCTATTGGAGAAAGATTGAAAAGAGCAAGAGATATGCTTGATTAAAACAAAAGGAGTATAAAAATATTTTATGATTTTAACTGGAGATGCAATTTATAAACGATTAGGAAATTCAATTATTATTGATCCTTTTGATTTTAACAAACTTAATCCTAATAGCTATAATTTAACTTTAAACAATAAATTATTAGTTTACAACAAACAAAAATTAGATATGAAAATCAATAATGATTATCATATTGTTGAAATTCCTGAAGAAGGTTTGTTGTTAGAACCTGGAAGAGTATATCTGGGTAGAACCAATGAATATACTGAAACTCAAAATCTTGTTCCTATGTTAGAAGGGCGATCTTCCCACGGACGTTTAGGATTATTTGTACATGTTTCTGCTGGATTTGGAGATATTGGTTTTAGAGGATATTGGACTTTAGAATTAAGTTGTGTTCAACCAATAGTGATTTATCCAAATATTGACATTTGTCAAATTTATTATCATACTATTATTGGTGAAGTTTTAACTAAATATCAAGGTAAATATCAAGATAGCCAAGATGTAATAACAAGCCAAATATATCAAGAATTATTTAGTAAATAAATAAAAATGAATACAAAAACAATTCATTTTGATAAACGAAGAAACAATAAAGAAAATGTCTATAAAGTTTCAAAACTCTGAGACGGAAAAAATATTTTCTGTATCTAATATGGAGGAGGCCAACATGAGCAAGCCAAGAATTTGTGAAGTGCTTAGGGTGGAGGTAAATCAGAGCTTCCAGTTTAATGATTTCCCATTTGACGAAGTGAAAAGTTATCTTATCGGCCCAGATGGAAAAATTAGAAATGTACATGGTGGGGAAGTGACCTCCAGTGAACTTTGTTATATTATCAATCACTCTGACTACATCATCCGCGAGCCCCGCTGGACGGAGCAGGAGGTGGAGAGGGCGAAGGCTATCAAGATGTTATACTCAGAGGCAGAAAGCATTGAGATGTATGGCTTCGGCATTAGAGTTTTCAACAGGAAACTTATCATTGCAACACTCAACCCCTCTTTGTTTCCTTCTCTTCGCCAAAATGAAATCATCACCCTTGACGAGATCATCGGAGGTGCAGAATGAGAGAGATTCTTTTCAAAGCTAAGCGGATAAGCGATGGAGGTGAGCAGTATGGGGAAGCCGATTGATATTACAGGGCAAAAATTCGGGAAATTAACCGTATTAGGAGTACATCACTTAGGGAAAAGAAACACTCGATATTGGCTTTGTAAATGTGAATGTGGAAAAGAAACAGTGCAAATTAGCGTAAATTTGAAAAGCGGAAGAACAAAGTCTTGTGGATGTCAAAGATATATTGAACTATCTGAAAGAAACAAAAAACACGGGATGGCGGGAACGAGAATTTATAGGATTTGGAGAGGTATGATATCTCGTTGCAAATATAAAACGGCAACTGGCTATGAAAACTACGGAGCGCGTGGAATTTCTGTGTGTAAAGAGTGGGAAGATTTTGAACGGTTTTATTTGTGGGCATTAGAAAATGGATATAGCGATGAATTAACTATTGAAAGAAAAAATGTTGATGGGAACTATGAACCAGGAAACTGTGAATGGATTACATGGGAAATGCAAGCGTCCAATAAAAGGAAAAGAACTTCTATACCGAATAGAGACGTAAAAACTGGGAGGTTTGTGAAAAGTGCGTGAGATTTTGTTTAAGGGGAAGTCTCTTTTGTCTGGCGAGTGGGTAGAAGGGTATTACATAGGCCCAATAGGTGTACTTGATGTACATGAAATTTGTGATATTCATGATATTACAGGGACGCGTGTTGAAGTTGACCCCTCCACGGTTTGTCAGTACACCGGAATGACCGATAAGAACGGAACGAAGATTTTCGAGGGGGATATCATCCATTGGACGAACTGGAACGGCGAACAAAAAGAAGCCTCTGTATGCTATGATCAAGAGTGGAATAGATTTTGTGTTTGGTTGAATGGCACTGAAAGCATGGGCGTAAATATACATCTGTCAACGAGCGGAATTGAGGTCGTCGGCAACAAAGATCGCTGGGGGATTGAAAGAAAAATGGGGAAAGGATACCCTGTGATTGTCACCCACTGGATGCCACTTCCTAATTCGCCGAAAAAAGAACAAAAATAAAAAGGATAAATATTATTTATGATTAAACGTATTTCAACTTTATTAATTATTTTGTGTTTAATTTTAAGTATTACTGTTTATGCAAGAGTTCCTAATGGTGTTAATATTGAAAATTTTGATGCAAATGTTAATTATATGACAGAGATGTATGAATGCGCGAAATTAAATACAGATCATAGTTTAATTGTTGGGGCAATTTATGAACAACAAAGAAATTTAAAAATTGATTTTTTGAATTTGAATGAATATGAAAAAACAGATTTTTTTAATGAAAAGAACACAGGAGAACAAATTTTAACTCATATTGAAAATTATCTTAATGTAACACAAGATAATTTTAATTATGAAGATTATTATACAATTAATGATGTAAATATGTTGGCTAAAGTTGCTTATTGTGAATCACGAGGAATTAAAAGTAAAACTGAAATTGCCTGTGTTATGTGGGTTATTTTGAATAGAGTAGATAATAGTAATTTTCCTAATACTATCTCAGGTGTAATTTTGCAACCTAATCAATTTGCATATAGTGCAAATGTACCAACAGTCAGCGATTATGGTTATGATTTGAAAGTTTTAGCCACTGATGTTCTTAATAATTGGGCAAAAGAAAAAGCTGGTAGAACTGATTATGTGAGATGTTTGCCTAAAGAGTATCTATATTATGGAGGAGATGGAATTCATAATTATTTTAGAACATCTTATACGGGTGGCGTCAGATGGGATTATTCTTGGGGATATCCTTATGGATAATTATAAAGGAGAGATATTATGATTGTTAATGGAAGTATTGGACAGAAATTAAATAATGAAATTGCTTCTCTGGGGGGGGGTAGTAGCTTATTGGGAAGGAGAAATAGATCAAGATAATGGTTTAATATCAATACCTTTTAATGAAGGATATAAAACTTATAAATGGGCGATAATGAGTGTTAGTGCTTCTGTACAAGAACCACGTTTATATTATACTTTTATTTTCAAAAAAGGTGGAGAAACAAGTTTTGAATTATTAAGTTCATCAGGCACATTGAGTACTTTTTATATTGATATGTATGCTGACACAAATATTTTATGTTATGCAGATCATGTTTTGTATGCACACATATTATTTTTTTATTAAAAGGAGAAATATATGATTAATATTATCCAAAACTTAAAACTGGGGGGGGAGCATTATTGTTACTTCCCTAAAGGAGAGTAATGATAATGTCTAAATATAATATTACAATGAAACAAAAGAATGATTCTGATTATGATGAATTATATCCAGAATCATTAGATACTCAAATTAAATTAAGTAAAGATACTACTGGTTTTACTGGTACCAATGTCTCTCAAGTGTTGATGGAATTAAATAGTAAAATTCCAAGTGTGTTGCCAGGGTCTTCTTATGAATTGATTGGGTATTTAGAAAATTATAGAAATAATGAAAGTATGACTGCTAATGTAGTAAATAAAGTTGAAATTCCATGGACATCGGCTCCAACAGACGATGCAGATTTATATATATTATGGGTAGGAAATTCTAATACTCCATTTAAAAAAACCAAAGGTGATTTTGAAACTGGCGTTTTTTTTATAGGCCCTGATATAGATAAAATATATAGTACATTAAATAACAAAAAATATGGAATAGGCTTTGGATATGATTTCAATAATTTTAAAATAAATGAAAATTATGCTGGAGCCACATTCTCAACTTTAGATTATACAGCTTGGGGAGTAATAGAAGAATTTTATGGAGTTGATTATAGTCCTTCACAAATAGCACAGATTGATGGATTAATCAGTTATCATAATTCAAGTAGTAATATATTATCAAAAGATTATAGTTGTCAATTTTCTACTAACGCAACATCAGGTTATTTGCGTACCAGATGGATGATAGGTAATATTGATAATAATAATATCACATGCTATTTTGGTTTACAGTCAGGTTCTGCTAATAATTATAGTCTGTGGAGTTTAAATATTGTAGCATTAAAAAGGAGTAATTAAATGTATTATTGGTGTATTAGAGATGAAAATGGGCATCCTGGTCAAATGGGAGCAATTGATAATTTATCCAGAATTCCAGAAGGCGCAGAAGAAATAACTGAAGAAGAGTTTGAAATGCAAAAAGATTCGAAAGGTCGTAAGAAAAAAGCAGATGGAAGTTTTATGTTTGTAAAAACAGAAAAACTTATTCAAGAACTTAGTAATGAATGTGAAAGAAAGATTATTTCTGGTATTGAATATAATGGAAAACAATATTCTTTATCTTTAGCAGATCAAATTAATATTAATAATATGTATCAAAAAGTTACTTCTCCTGTTAATACTTTGTCTGTTGATAATTCTATTACCTATCATGCAAATAATGAAATAGAAAGTGAAATTGATACACAAACTGTATTGGGATTAAAACAATCTATGGACGATCATGTTCAATCTTGCAGGACTCATTATAATAAATTAAAACATTATTTATTATCATTAGGGGCAGAGCAAAAAGATTATGAAATTATCAAAGATTTTAATTGGGATGCTGTAATTGAATAATTAAAATGAAAAAAGATTTAACGGGATATTATTGCTTTGTTAATGGTCATAATTGGACTATTATAGAAAATTATCATAAAACTTTGGTAATAGCAAAATGTAAAAGCTGTGGGAAAGAAGAAATTATATTTATAAACGAAGAAAAAAGTTTATATTTTAGTGAAATTCTATTGAAAGATAAGGTGCTTTTTATTTAATGATTAAAATTGAGAATACCAAAATTTTTAACATTACAAGGGCTGTATATTCAGCAAGAAATGCTATGAATAGTTGGAATAGATCGGATAGCGATTTAGACTCTGATATTTTAGGTCCAAACGATTATAATTTAGCAATTAGATTAGCAAGATCGGGAACGGATCATAGAAAATATTTAAGAATGATAACGGTTATAGTAGATATCACAGCCCCGTTATATTTCTGGAAAGAGCACGATCAATACAAAGTCGGAACAGTCTCAAATTCCAGCAGTACGATGCATAAGATTCATGCGAAAGAATTTGCATTGGAGGATTTTAGTCACGAACATTTGACCGTGGTAAGTACCGATTCTCTTAAACGCACAATTAACGATCTGAATTCTGCACGTGAAGGATATTTCGATGAACAAATTAAACAAAATCCCGAATTGCGGAAAGAGTTCTGGTGGCAAATGATTCAACTTCTTCCAAGCTCGTATAATCAGCGTCGAACTGTTCAGATGAATTACGAGGTTTTAGCTAATATTTACAAATCTCGTAAAGGGCATAAATTAGATGAATGGAAAGAATTTTGTGAATGGATTGAAAGTTTGCCATATTCTGAACTAATCACAGGGAAAAGCAATTAAATGATACGTGAAGTTGTATTACAAATTATATTGCTTATAATTTTATTGTTTTTAGCAATTAAAGAACAAATATTTCTCTAAAAGGTGTTATTATGAAATTTAATAAATTGAATTTTAGTTATCTTACACGAAACTTGGGGGGGGAGCATTATTGTTACTTCCCTAAAGGAGAGTAATGATAATGTCTAAATATAATATTACAATGAAACAAAAGAATGATTCTGATTATGATGAATTATATCCAGAATCATTAGATACT